CATCTACACCTACTGTCACAATCTATCACGGCGGTGCAGGTTTTGTTGTAGGAAACACGATTACAATTCCAGGTTCTTCATTAGGAAGTTCTTCTAATATAGTTTTAACAGTTGCTTCATTAGAAAATAATAACGCTTCTAACATGTTCTTAGTAAATAACCAAACAAACATTGTTCAAATGTCAATGAAAGGTTTAACAGGAACACCAGGTGCTGGTGCAACTGGTAAAGCTGCCGTTGTTTCTTTAGACCCTAGTGGTTCGATTACAACTGCTTCGCCGTATATTCAAAACTGTTCGTCTTTTAATGCAAATGCAACAGGTATTCAAATTGACGGACTATTACATAGTGCAGGTAACAAGTCAATTCTTGCAAATGACTATACACAAATTAACTCAGACGGTATTGGTGTTCATGCACTAGGTGGTGGTCGTGGTGAGATGGTTTCAGTCTTTACTTACTACAATGATAAATCATTCTATGCTCAATCAGGCGGATTTATTAGAGGACTAAACTGTTCATCTGCTTACGGTGAATACGGTGCAGAAGCAGACGGAACACTAGCCTCAGAAGCACCAGTATCAGTTACAGCTCGTGGTTTAATGTTAAAATATGCAACTGCTGGATTTATTGGCGCTGCTACAGAAAGTGATGTTGCAGATACACTTTCAACTTCAGGAACACCAACAGCTGCGGCTATCGTAGGTGACACTTCAGGTGCAACTGCTACAATTTCAAGAGTTAACATATCACTAGACTTTTTACATATCGAAAGTATTACAGGTAACTTTACACAAGGTGAAGTTTGTACAATTACAAAAGATGATAGTTCAACTTATCAATTAACACTAGACGCTTCATTCGGAGATAGTTCAGCTGCTCAAACAGGTCAAGAAGGACCTCTTATTAGAGTAGATGGTTCTTCTTTAAGTGTGCCTACTGCTATTAGAGTAGGTTCAAATGTTGTATTTGCTGGCGACACTGCTAAGTATTACAGAGTTTCAGCAGTATCAGAAACAAATACCACTAACGAAACAGCATTAATCAGATTAACAGAAAGTATTACAACAGCTAGAGCGGTTGCAGACAACGAAGCAGGTTCTATTACAACAGGTTTTTCAAATGTTCGATTAACTGGACACGACTTTCTAAACATTGGTACAGGTGACTTTACAACAAGTAACTATCCAGGTGTTGAAACTCAACCAGCTAATCAAGAAAGAGAAATTACTGAAACAGCTGGTGGTCGTGTTTACTTCTCATCTACTGACCAAGACGGTGACTTTAGAATTGGTGATTTATTCAGAATTGAACAGGCGACAGGTGTTGCAACACTAAACGCAGACGCATTTGACCTTTCAGGTCTATCACAGTTACAACTTGGTTCTATTGGTGCTGAATTAGGCGCAACGATTAACGAATTTAGTACAGACGAAACATTATCTAACGATAGTAACTCGGCAGTTCCAACAGAAAGAGCTGTTAAAGGACATTTAACTAGAGATAAAATGGGAACAGGAGCTCTTGTTCCACCAACAGGCACAACAGCACAAAGACCAACAGGTGGTGATTTATACACAGGCGGTCTAAGATATAACTCTTCACTAGTGACATGGGAAGGTTATAACGGTAGTGCTTGGACAGGTCTAGGTGGTGGTAATCCATGGGCTTCAACTGCTACAAATATTACAATAGCTGCTAATGACAGATATTTTGTTGATACGACAAGTGGCGCAAAAACAATTACTTTACCAGCGTCACCACAAACAGGTGACCAAGTTTCATTAGTTGACTTAGCAGGTACATTTGATACAAACAATTTAACAATTGCTAGAAATAGTTTAAAGATTATGGGACAGGCAGCAGATATGACTGTTTCAACAGAGGATGCTGGTATACAACTAGTTTATACAGGTGCAACTCATGGATGGAAACTAACAAATAACATCTAATAGATATAAGGGATAAATAAAAGTATGAGCGATTTAAGAGATTTTACCGGAAAAAACAGACGATTTACAGGTACGGACGCTGAAACTATAACGAGCGGTACAACTGCTCAAAGAGTTACTGGCCAAGGTAAATTAAGATTTAATACTACAACAAATTTGATGGAGTATTATGACGGTACTGATTGGAAAGCTATTGACGCTCCACCTGTTATTACAGGTTTTACTGTTGATGATGTAGGTGGTAGCGCCGGAACTTCAGCAACAGTTGATAACGAAAAAACGGCTGATAGTGGAAATTTTACAATAGAAGTAATCGGTTCATTATTTGATACAACTGGTGCTTCTGTATCATTTATTGCAACAGCTGGTAATGGTGAAACAATTACTACAGAAACAATTACAAGAAATTCTGCTAATCTACTTACCGTTACGGTAGACGCTTCAGCTTTTGATGTTGCTCAAAGTCCTTATACTATTAGAGTTACAAACGGTTCAGGTTTATCAGCAAACTTAGAAGCTTGTATAACTGCTGACGCAGAGGCTCCAACATTTACAAATGCAGCTGATACAAATTTTTTAATCTATGACGGTGCTAGAGGTTCAGGTACAATTGCAGCTGCTTCATTAATTGAAGCTTCACCTCTTATTGGTACTTCAAGTAATTATTCAGTACACTCAGGTTCATTGCCAGGCGGTAATAGTTTAAATACCACAACAGGAGTTATTACTTGGTCATCTGTAAGTTCAGTTGGTTCAGATACAACTTCTACATTTACAATTAGAGCTACGGGTGCTGAAGGAACAGCAGATAGACAATTTAAAATTACAGTAAAAGCTCCAAATTATAACTCTATTACAGCAGAAGGTTCATTTACTTTTAATGTTCCGGTAGGCATTAGTGCAGTACAAGTTCTCGCTATAGGTGGCGGAGGTTCCGGCGGTACACAAGTAGGTGGCGGCGGCGGTGCTGGAGGAATGATTGAAGTTTCTTCTCATCCAGTTTCACCAGGCGGAACAGTTTCAGGAAATATTGGTAGAGGTGGTATAGGGTTTTCAACCTCAGGCGGTCATACTGGTCAATCGGGCAGTCCAAGTCCAGGTAATTTTGCAAATCCAGGAGAAAACACAACATTCGGAAATATAACAGCCAATGGTGGTGGCGCAGGTGGTAATCACGCAGGTCCACAACCACAAAGTGGACAACCAGGAGGTTCTGGTGGCGGAGGAGGCTCATCTGGTAGTAGTCAACCTGGCGGAAGTGCTACTCAAAGTCCCGGTCATGGCCATGCAGGTGGCCACGGACACGGCAGCTGGTCAGGTGGCGGTGGCGGAGGTGCCGGCGGCGGAGGAAGCAATGCTTCTAGCGGTAGTGCTGGTGGACCAGGAGGTTCAGGCCGTGCAAGTTCTTATTCAGGAAGTTCAGTAACTTACGCAGGTGGAGCTTCAGGTGGTCAACCATCAGGAACAAGACCAAGTCCAGGAGGTCCAGGTGGCGGAGGTTTCGGCGGTGACGCAGGTACCGGAGGCCAAAATGGTTCAGATGGTAAAGGCGGAGGCGGTGGCGGCGTTAGAGATGCACCCGGTGGAGCTGGCGATGGCGGTAACGGTATCGTTATTCTTAAATACTAAATTTCAATCCATCCAGTAATAATATATTTACTACCACTTAAAGGAGGATTTCCTCGGTGTGTATGTGTGAAACTGGATGGCCATATTACCATACGACCTTTCTTTGGTGCAATTCTTTTATTTTGATACAAAAATTCTGTTTCGCCACCCTCATCAACATCATTTAAAAAACACATAAGAACACCAACTCTTTGTTGTTGTTCTCTTAACATTTTCTCAGCGTGCCAAACATGATATCCTTGTGACGGTTCTGTTTTTTGTATTTTTAGTGCATAAACATTTTGTGTATTCATACTTTTTAATATTGAATACTTTTCATAATATTTACTGTAGCACGGCCAAAAATATTTTAAAAAACCTCTTGCTGAAAAGGATAAATTTACATCATTAGTTTCTGATACCATGTCTAAAGCAGTATCTTCTACATAAGTAGGTTTATAATTTTTACCATACAGTTCATGCCTATCATATCTCAATTTAGATTGAGTTTCAAAAAGTTCTATGTACTTATCGCACAATTCATCTGGTAATGCGTTATCATATACCTCAATAAAATCTGTCATTAAAATTCTATCCAGCCATTTAAAATATATTTGTCATTTGACAATGGTGTATTACCTCTATGAGTGTGTGTCATTGATGAAGGATAAATTAAAAGTTTACCTTGTACGGCCTTTTCTCTTCTTTGTAAATATAAAAATTCTGTTTCACCACCCTCATCAACAGTATTTAAATATAATTGAAAATTTAGTAACCTATTATTTTCTGGTTTACCAGAGGCCTCATAATGCCAATCGTGAAAACCACCACCTACTAAAGTTTTTTGTATTTTAGTTTCGTAAATTTGGTGACGGTCGGTAGTATCTAAAATGCCGTATTTCTTTTTATATTCAGGATAGATACTATCCCAAAATGTATCTAAGAAAAATTTGTGTATTTCACCAGATGGTTTAATTGTTTTAATATTTGTTAAAGATAAACTATCACTATCTTTTGATAATTTACCAGTATTATTAATACCACTTTCTGAGCGTGTAAAACCTACTTTTTCCATGTTGTTATAAAATTCTGTAACTTCATTACAGAATTGGTCATTAAAAGCATTCTCAAACACACCTATAAAGTTATCAATTTTTATTTCCATTTTATTTCTCCATTATCTTGTTGCCGTAAATTAGACAATCTATATCTGAATTAAAAAATAATTCTTTTGCTTGACTAATACTACCAGCAATAGGTTCACCATTAATATTCAGACTGGTATTTAATACTATAGGGCAACCAGTAATTTTATTAAAAGTATTTATCAAGTCGTAAAAATGACCAGAGTAAACACTTTGATACCTACATGTTCCATCAACATGTCTAATAGATTCGTACTCATTAGATATATTGCTTACATATGTCATATATGGACTATCATAATAATCTTTAAAAATAGTATTTGCTTTATCGTGTAAAATTGAAGCGCCAAATGGTCTGTAATTTTCTCTTTTCTTAATCTTGTTTATCATCTGTTTACCATTTTTAATTCTAGGATCCATAAGTATAGAACGATTGCCTAAGGCTCTAGGTCCTACTTCACCTTGTCCTTGATACCATGCAACAATTTTACCTTGTGATAATAAATTAGCTGCCTTCTTTATTGTTTCTTTTGTAGGTGTTTCATTAGGACTTTCATCTAATTGAGAGTAAGGAAAGTTATCTAAATTAAACTTAGGTAAATTATTTTTCTTTCTTAAAAATTCAATTGCACCTAAACTAAGACCCTCATCTGGTGTGTGAGGAGGAACATGTAAATTAGGAAAATGTTTTTTAAGTTTAGTATTCCAAATGACATTTTGAGCCACACCACCAGTAAAACTAATTTTGTCGTCTTTATTACAATGTTTTTTAAATATATCTAATAATATATCACCAGACTTTTCATGTATTGTTTTAATCCAATCGAGTAATGTCAAACAAGATACCATATAGTCACCCTTAAAATGTTCCCATTTTTTTATATTAAACAAATCATTAACTTGATATATGTCGTGTTTTAATGTATCGTAAAATTCTTTATTAAATATACCATAAGATTGAAGACCCATTAATTTACCAGCCAAATCAGCTGTGTGTTCTGCTTTTATTTCAAATGTTCTGGCTGTTTGACCCATTTTAGCACCTAATGAACCATGTTTTATAAAGTCTCCTCTTTCAACTATTTCATCATTCTTAATAATACTCCATGATATTTCATGGTCGCCAAAACCGTCAAACACCATATGTACATCAAAATTATCATATACACTTAAAGCATGGGTATAATGATGGTCTACTCTATGAACAGGACATTTGGCATTTATTTGTGGATAGTCTATAGACGGAAAAAAATTATCTTGTTCTTTATTCCAAGGTTTATGTTTATATATCCATGGGTCAACAACAATAGCTATTTCATCAATGTCATCAGGATTGTCTTTAAATATATTTTTTACAATATCACGCCACACATATAGGTCATTATATGCATGGTGTTTAATTTTGTTAAGTCTTTCTGATTTAAAATATCTTAAACTTTTCCCGTCAAAATAACTAAAGTTACTATCGTGGTCACAAACTCTAATACCTAAAAGTTTCATTCTATATCCAAATCAAAACTAATTATTGTTTTTCTATTATCTGTATTAATTAATGGTGACGAATGACTTAAAAACCCTGGAAATATAATAATATCTCCTTCTTCAGCTTCATACTCTAATAAATTATCACTACCAAAATTTTTTATTAATGTTTTTTGACTACTGTCAGTCATTTCAACAAAGTAAACACAAGTAAAATGTGTATATTTGTGAGTGTGCCAAGAGTGTATATCATTTTTAAAATATTGTTGAAACCACATGTTTCTCGTTTCAATACCATTAATTTTATAACTTGCAAAACAATCATATAAAAATTTTATTATATGTGGTCTAGCATATGAAATATATTCTTTTTTTAAATCTTTTATATAATAATCCGTCTTACTGATATTATCATTATCGTCAATTTTTAAAAATGGTGCGTTACTTATTAAGTTTAATAAAGTATCTTTTACTACAAGGTGTTTATTAAATTTAAATCTTTGTATTAGATTTGTCATATTTTTTCACAATTGCCATAACTAAATTATCTAATTCTCTACAATCTCCAGTTAGAGAAAAAATTGGATACTTTATAAGGCCTTCTCTAACAAAACCTTGAGGTGTTACATATAACCCCAATTGTTTGGCAATATTATAGAAAATGCATTTATCATTAGGTACAGTTGTAGTAGGAGTAATATCAAACTTCTCTTTAAGTTTTTCACTCTGTATACTATCACCTAGTTGTAATTCAGCCATAACTTCTTCAACAACTTGTTTATCCCTATCAGTTATACTATCATAACTAAAAGGTAATATTCTTTCTTTTTCTTCATTATCTTTTTTTAATATAATTGCCATGTTTTCTTCCTTTATAAGTTTTTGGGAATACCCAAATATTCTCTTCCATCATATTTATTACTGTGTGGACCGTCAACATCATTATAATGTAAAAATGCTTGAGCGTGATTAAGTCCTTTAAATTTTTTTCTCCAATGTTCTACTTCACAACCTCTATATATCATCATATCTCCAGGTTTTAAATGAATTGGCGTACCATCTACATACATAGGCCATGTATAAGACTTATCTTCTAAATTAGTTATGTCATATCCTAAACACATTGTTACCGATATCTCACAACTGGTTCTGTCGGTGTGTCTTTTCAAATCATTATCTGTTTCATATAAACGCCAATATGAATATTGAGGCATTAAATTTATACCTGTACAACTGATTATATTATCACTTGAAAGATTTAATAAACTATCGAATAAAGGATCCCCATATTGAGAATATGCTCCTGGCGATTGAGTGTCCCAAAATTCTCCGTCCCATTTATCATGGTAATAATCTCTATGGTAAGTATACTTCATACTTTGTCTTAATGCCTGAGATTTCATGTATTCGTACAGTAGTAAAGAAATATCTTTACTTACAAAATTAGGTACAACAACATATTTGTTTTCTTTAAAAAAATCTATATATTCTTTTCTCATCTAAAAGGCCTCCCTAAGCACCATACAACTAATGAGTATCTTTCACCTGTTTCAATAGGCGTTACACAATGATGAACAAATGAAGGGAATACACAAACTGAACCTACATCTCTAACAGCTTCACATATTTGATATCTGTTTTTGGAATCAACATGTGGTCCATAATCAAATTTTAAATCACCGCCTGTATAACCTGTGTTTAGTGCAATGGTAGCGCTTATTTTTCTAACTTTACCTACATGACTTATATTTCTAGTGTATTTTTTATCCATCATGTTTGATGGTGTTACTCCTGGTATTTCTTTTTTAATGATGTCGGACCAATCTCCTCCGCCATCTGTATGCCAACCATAAAAAGCACCCTTTTCTTTATATCTTGTAAACTGAAAGGACTCGTGTTGGTCAAAATCAAATTTCCAGCCAGCTCTTTTATTTGCTTCTTCTATAAAGGGTATTACTAAATCAGAAACCCATTGCTCTGTAATCCAAGATATTTTACTATCTCTCAGATGGTATTTTGATGTGTCTTGTACTTCACTAGTTAGTTTGTCGCCTAATGAAGATGTGTTTGGATTTTTACCCTTTTCATCATTACCAAATGTTGTAGCTTCTTGAACGATTTTAGAGTTACCTAATTCAATAATGCTTTGGCATTGTTCAGGAGTAAGTGCATTTTTAAAGTAGTAATGCGAGTTTTTTAATATCATTGAGTATCACCTTTTTTCACAAATTCAGTTTTTATGTGTTATAAATAGTATGGACATATAGAACACATATCTATTTATAACAGTTTTAGGAGAAATTATGGGTGCATATACAGATTTAATAGTTGCAGACGGAACTAAAATATACGCTTTAGTAGAGTTGGATGATTATAATACCACTCATTCTACTGGAGGTATAGTTCAACAAATATATTGGGTTCTTCCAGGTTCTCCAGACATGACACCTTGGACTACCGATTATAATTGGGCTAGCGGTAACTATAAAGTAGTAGAAATTACAGATGTTGAAACCGAAGTTAAAATAGGCTGGATTATGCAAGATAAGACAGGCATTTTAAGAGACCCAAATTCTTAAAATATAAAAATTATTATGTAAGGTGTAAAATTAATTATGAAATGTGATAGTATTATTATAGTTGGTGGTGGTTCAGCTGGTTGGATGTCCGCAGCTACTCTCATTAAAACTTATCCTCAAAAAAACATTACTGTAATAGAAAGTCCTAATACTCCAATTGTTGGCGTAGGTGAAAGTACAATTTTCCAAATCAAAAGTTTCATTGATTATTTAGAAATAGACGAAAAAGATTTTTTAGCTAAAACAGACGGTTCTTATAAATTAAGTATTAAATTTACAGATTTCTATAAAAAGGGCGAGGCTTTTCATTACCCCTTTGGAGAACCTAATGTAGAAGGCACACTCAATAATTTAAATGATTGGTGGTTTAAAAAATTTTTAAATACATCTACACCGTATTCAGATTATGCAGACAGTTATTATGAGGCCATGCAACTTGTAAATGAAAACAAGTTTGAAGAGGGCACACCCTATGCATATCATTTTGACGCAACAAAATTTGGCACATATTTAAAAGACCACTATTGTTTACCAAAAGGCGTTAAACATATAAAAGAAGATATAATAAAAATTGATACAAATGAAAATGGTATTTTAAATTTAAATGGTAAATATAAAGCAGACCTATACATTGATTGTACCGGCTTTAAATCATTATTATTAGATAAAACACTCAAAGAACCTTTTGAGAGTTATGAAGATATGTTGCCAAATAATTCAGCTTGGGCAACTAGAATGCCCTATACAGATAAAGAAAAACAATTAGAACCTTTTACTAATTGCACAGCTTTAGGTAACGGATGGGTTTGGAATATTCCTTTATGGAGTAGAATTGGTACTGGATATGTTTATTCAAACAAATATATTTCAGACGAAGAGGCCTTAAAAGAATTTAAAGAACATCTTGGTAGAGATGATTTAGAATTTAAAAATATCAAAATGCGAGTTGGTATTCACAAAAGATTGTTTGTAAAAAATGTGGTCGCTATTGGTTTATCTGCTGGATTTATTGAGCCTTTAGAGAGTAATGGTTTATTTTCAGTACATGAATTTTTAAAAGAATTAATTAGAAATTTAAACAGAGATATTGTGACACAATGGGATAGAGATAATTTTAACTTTTCATGTAAAACAATTTTTAAAAACTTTTCTGAGTTTGTAGCGTTACATTATGCATTGTCAAATAGAAACGACACAAAATATTGGCAAGATATTAACAATAAAGAGTATAAAAATGGGCAATTTGAAGTTGCAACTAATAGAAGAAATTTTGCATTTACACATTATGACGGTGTTAATGGAGGATTACACGCTATAGCAACAGGTATGCATTGGTCACCTACAGAATTAAATAATGTAGTATGGACAAATAATGGTTTTACTAAAGAGGACTTTGAAAGAAAATGGACACCTTACATACAAAGATTAGACAATAGAAAAAAAGAATGGTCTGAAAAATATAAGAATAGTAAAACATTATACAAATATTTAAAAAAGAAAATATATTTTAATGAATAGGGTTAATGTTAAAAAGAAGTTTAATTTGAGCTGCCCCAGTTGGCAAAATATTTTAAATAATTTAAATGATTCTGTAAAAAATAATGAAGAAGTAAAACATAAGTGTTTGGGGTTTTTCTTTTCAGATGAAGCAAACAAAATACTAGAAGTTCAAAAAGTTTTAGAAGAGTTAAAATTAAATAACGCTCACCTTTATATTAATATAACTGAAAATGGCGGCACTTATGGTAGACATTGCGATATTATTGATGTGTATTATTGGCAAGTTCAAGGTGAAACAATTTGGAAATTTGATAATGAAGAATATGTAATAAAGCCAGGCGATTTAATCACAGTACCTAAAGGTGTTTACCATAATGTTATACCACTAGGTCCTAGAGTCGGCGTATCAATGAGTATATAAATAGAAGAGGTTAATATGAATAAATTTGAAGACACAATTACAGATATTTTTAAAATTCCATTAATGTCTATTCACACAACAATTGATGTTGAAAAATTAATAGATTATTCTTATAATTTAAAATCGCAAACTGATGGTAGAGAATTTTCAAATGTTTCTGGTTGGCAAAGTGAAGATTTGAATAGAGATTTAAGTGTATTTAAAGAATTGAAAGATACGGTTGAAACATTAACAAATAAATTGCATACTCATTTAAGCTTAAAAAAATGTTACACACAAGTATTAGATAATTTTTGGATTAATATTAATCCAACAGGCGGGTCAAATAAACCACACACCCATCCTGGTTGTGTATTTTCAGGAGTATTATATTTAAGTACGCCTGACAATTGTGGTAATATAAATTTTTCTCATCCAGCTGCAAACCACGAATATCATTTTAATCAAGATACGGTTGAAAAACAAAACAGTTATACATGGAGCGGATATTATCACACTCCTTTGTCAGGTAGAATGTTAATATTTCCTTCTTCAATTTCACACCATGTAGATGGTAATACCTCTAAACATGATAGAGTTAGTATAGCGTTCAATACAAAATTTAAGGAAATATAATGAAAGATATAAAAGAATTAACAATGGAACACCACAAGAATGCTGAAAGGCAAGAGTTTGTAAAAATACTCATGTCTGGTGAAATAGACCATAAGTTATATGCAACATATCTGTACAATCAATTACAATGTTATGCTGTATTAGAAAAGTATGGATTGCACAATTCACTATTCAGAGATACACCAAATCTATTAAGAGCTGAACATATATTATATGATTTTAAATCTTTTGAAATAGATACGCCAGAGATTACACAGAGTACAAAAGACTATATAGAACACATTGAATCAATACAAGATGAGGCAATGAAACTGTATGCTCATATATATGTAAGACACATGGGTGATTTGGCAGGTGGTCA